TTGAAAAGTCTTCTTAATATTTGGTGGTAAGATACATTCTTCAATAGTTTTGGGTCGATACTTTTCAACCCAGAGAAATTCATCACGCATGTTCTTTTTTCACCAAAATAAACGAACCATCATCATTAGGAATCCATTCTAGCACATCTCCTTCCTCCCAACCAATTTCTTTCATAAGTTCGTCAGGGAAGGTTAGAATCCCATTTTCATCAACTGTTAAAGTAGTTTTCATTTCAAAGGACGAACAAATTCATTAGACACAATATCAGTTGCCTTCAATTGTTCTTTCATATATTCTACACCGTTTTCCGGTATAGCGGTATCGCCACAAGTAAAGACATCACAAATTGCCATACCATTTTCAGGCCAAGTATGGATACTAAGATGACTCTCGGCAAGCATAGCAATTCCAGTCACACCTTGAGGATCGAACTTATGTACTGTTAGGTTAAGTAATATTGATTTACACTCTTTCGATGCTCTAAACAAAACCATCCGTATAAACTCTTTATCATTAAGCAAATCAAAAGGACAACCTTTCAAGGTAAAAAGAATATGTTTCATTATACCCAATCAGGTTTACGGTCGGGGATACGAAGATAATTATCTTTTACCCATGGTTTAGATGAAATATACATCTTGTAAGCAGTAAAGATATCAATACTTGTATCATACTTGAACTCATCAGGTCCAGCAAATACAAATGGTGTTGGACTTTTCCCACTACGACCTTGAGGGTCTGCGGTAGGAAGTATCTCCTTTGCTGCTAGAAGGGTCTTCTGACAGGTATGAACCTTACCATAACGAGCAGTGTACTCCTCACACATAGCAAGACCATGAGCAAGTAACCATTGCCAGTTGGTCACAAACTCATTTGCCCAAATAGTGCAGGGATGATTACGAAAAGCACCCTTCTCAGTAGCATAGGGAGTACCGTTTGCTCTAGGAAGAGTGCCGAAGTTATGTCCCCATTTATCAGAGCATACAATAGCAAGCATCTGACAGGTCTCTAAAGGCATCTTGACAATGTGCTTATCAGGAAGAACCATAGCAGACTTGTATGGATTGGGATCAGTCACAAAGATATTCATTCAAAAGTAGAATCAGGCTCTAGAGCAATATAATAAGTTAAATCATGATTCTTGGAGGAAAATCGTGACAAAAGTTTTTGAGACACAACTACTTCATAAGTTCCAGGAAGGATTTTAATATTCTCAACTTTAAAGTTGAATGAGAACTCCATATTAGTCTCACCAACTACAACAGAAAAATCATTGGAAGTATTATTCTTCTTGTCACGAACAACCAGTTTAACTACACCCGCTTCACCGACAGCAGAAATATCAGGGAGTTGATAAACCGCAGCTGCTTTAAGTAGTTTGTCCAGTTGCTCCGTACTTAATTCAAAACAAACATCTTCACTAGGAAGAGAAATGTCTTTTTCTGGAGGAGTGACAATTACATTTGGATCTGCGAAGAAATACTTAGAGCGCATTTTACCTTCGCGAATAACAACATAACCATCATTAGCAAAGTCAAGTTCAGGACTTTGATGTAGACTCATGCCGTTAAGAAACTGGTTGAGATCATAGATCCCAAAGTCTTTCATAAACTCTTCAGTAACAGTTGCCTCTGCAAGAATGTTCTTCATCACACTAATAGTGCGAAGTTTGCTACCCTCTTTAAATAAAATTGATTGATTGATTGAAGAAAAGTTCTTCAGAACTGAAATAGTTTTGTCAGATAGTTTCATAGGATTACGAATTTTCATTACTGAGGGTAAGTTTCACGTTGTGCATTCTTGTCGTTAAAATGCATTAGAAGGACAGCATAATGAAGAATCTTCATAATGTCACGACGGGCAGTGCCCTTCTTATCATATCGTGACGCATACTTGAGGATATTGCTGCGACAGAATGCCTCACCATCACCACAAGCTTCGATAAGATCAAGAGTTTGAATTTTATCGGAACCAGCAGAATAATGCTGATCATATGTTCTACCGATGTACTCTTGTAATTCTTTGATAATTTCATCTTCACTGTACTTCCTTCTACCATTGGGAGTTGAAAGATTTGTACTAGAGTCAGGAACCTCTGTAGTATAGGCAATCGATGGATCTACAAAATTGATGTGATCTTCACCGATACCACCTGAAAGATGAGAACTATTAAAAACAATAGTATCTGAAGATTCAGTACTGGGATTACCCACAACACTGAATCCATCATCTTCCCAATAATTTTGATTGGACATATTTAATTCGTCAAATAGAAAGGACCATGCGTTAGTCATATTATATCAGGATTGAACCTCCGCGTCAATTGGCATTTGGAAATCCGCATCAACTTTGTCATACAGTTCCAAGAATGCCTGCTTGGTTTCATCATCAAAACGATTGACACAAACCTGAATTGCTTTTGCCTTATCATTGAAGATACTGTAGGCACGAATGATATGGACTAAGCGGCGGGTGCTAATGACCTCTTCAATACCACCATCATAGAACGTCTTACGGATAATGTCAGCCCAGTCAGCAAGGCGCTTACAGAAGTCAGGAGCAACCACTTTTAGATCGCGAGCAACATTTTCAAGAATCTTGATTTCTTGTGTAGGATTAGGATACTCTTGCTCAAAGGTTACAGGGAATCTCTCAAGGAACGCCTCGTTAAGCACGTTAGTTCCAATAAATCGCCCGTCCTCGGATCCTTTACCTTTAGTGTTTGCCGTAGCAAATACTTGGAATCCATCGGCAGGGATGATGAACTTTCCGATTTTCTTAAGAAAAACTCCTTTACCCTCAAGAATAGATTGAAGACAGAGGATTTTGTTTGAGGCAAGGTCGATTTCGTCAAGAAGCAACACGGCACCACGCTGCAGTGCTTCAATGACTGGTCCATTGTGCCAAACGGTTTCACCATTAATAAGACGGAAACCGCCAATGAGATCATCCTCATCAGTCTCTACTGTGATGTTGACTCGGATGAGTTCCCGACCCAATTGAGCACATGCTTGTTCAACCGAGAAAGTTTTTCCATTACCAGAGAGTCCTGTAATAAATGTTGGATAAAATAAATCGGACTTAATAATTTTTTTAATATCAACGAAGTTACCAAAGCTGACGAAGGTATCATCTTTACGAGGGATAAGGTTTTGTTCAATCGCTGGAATTGCAGCAGGAGCACTATATGTTACTTCTAGTTCTTCCACTGTTTCTTTTGTTACTTCAAGATTCCACTTACCGCGACTAATTTTGTAGTCAGCAAGTTTGTTAGTGACAGTTTGATAGTTCGCACCATTCATAGCACACCAGGCACGAATATCAGCAGCAGCAACAGACTCACCATACAATCCCTGAAGAGAAGTGCGAATGAATTCGGGTGAGAGAGACATGTTGTTTGTTTGTACTGAAGTTATTATATACGAAAAAGGAGGTTATGAAACCCCCTAGTGGTCAGTCTCCAGATCGTCCATATTTGAACTTCATCGCTTGGAGAAACCACGCATCGGTTAGACGCTTTGGTCCATCCATAATGATTCGTGCTTGTTTATCGTTTACAGAAGGATCTTGTAATGCTCTAACCTTCCACTCTGGTAACTGATTATTACTCATGCCACCAAAGAAATAAACTCGCCTAATACTTTCTTATTTAGTTTTTTGACTTTTAATGATTTAACAAAAGCACTCTTAATCTTTGCTTTGCTGGCACCTTCATCAACTTCAAACTCTGAATCTTGAGACAGAGAATTTGAAGATAAACCAAAGTATGCATCATACCCAGAGTTTTTAATACAAAAACTCTTTTCTTTCCTCCACTCTTTTTGAATACGTTCAAATTCAGCTTCACCAGGATTATTATGAATACGCATAAAGTTTCCAACATCACGAGAAGCAAGAACACGCATACCAATAAAGTTCACATCAGAGAACTTATCCTTAAGATTACGCAGCATCACATTAGTAAACTCATAATATGAATATCCCATCTTATATGTCGTTCCAAGTTTACGATCACGTAAAATAGTATTGCCTAGATCAATACGCTTATGCCCAAGAAAAGGATCAGGATCATTCTCCCAATAACGTTTGATTTCTTTATATTGTGCGAGAGCATTTGCCTCACCATCAGTCAAGACAATACACTGAATTTTTTGCAGTTTATTATCACGCTGAAATTTTGGAAGAATTTGATGAAGACAAATAAGAGATTCATTTAAAGGAGTTCCTGAAAGACTAAGACGATCAGGCCAAGCATAAGAAGTTGAATATGAACGTCCAAAAGAATAAGCGAGTCGCCAAATACTAACCATTTGCCTTTCCATTTCTTTGCCAGATACTTTACTGGAAAGAATATTCATAAGATTAAAGTCATTTTCAACAACAAATAAACCTTCTTTCTTTTCAAAATGAGGAATAAGATTCGCTGCAATATCTTCTCCATTTTTGCCAATATGCTTACGATTCCACTCATTAGTGAATGCATAGACTTCAAAAGGAATGTTGACCTTTTTACAGAACCAAACAAGATTAAACAATTGCTTACAGGTATCAGTCATGACATTAGACATGGATCCAGACCAGTCAAGAACAAATACTAGACCATGGTTCTTGCCATCAGGAAGAACAGTAACTTTCTTGAACAGATCTTCATTGTATTTGTAAGTATGAAGATTAGACGTATCAAGGATACCAGTGCGAGCAGTTGATGCGCGGGCATATGAGTCTGCTGCCTTGCGACATTCAAACTCTTTCACTAAGTAATTGACTTCTTTCTGTGCATTACGTTTAAATTTAACAAACTCCTGATCTGGATTTTCAAAGACAGGAGTTTCAAACTGATCATAACGAGACCACCACCAATTGATGTAATCATGAACATCAGCGTTACTGGCAATTATGGTGTCAAGATTGACCTTTGGAACTTCAAGATAAACAGTATCACTTGAGTATTGATTGATAAGATCTTTAATGTTGTCGCTGAGAGAATCAGCAGTTTCGACATTAAGGTCATCTTTTTTGTTAGACTGAAAATCTTGATCAGAGGAGATAGGTTCTTGAGACTCATCTACTTTATCATCAGATTCATCTCTGACTTTCTCTTTTGCATCCTCATCAATCATCTCTGATGTAGGTTGCTGATTATCTGTTTTATTATCAGGTTTCTTTGCGTCCTCATCATGTTCCTTCTTACAGTACAGATACAATTCTTCAGCAACTCCCAATACATCATCAAACGTTTCTGTCTCAGAAATCTTTTGAATGATTATTTTTTCTTCAGGTGTTTTGAAGCAGCAATCTATAAAATTACCAATCTTAAAGTATAGATTTGCACGATCAGCAAGATTGAGATCAGCAACATTGCTGTCAGATATAGAGAAAAAGTCCTCTTCTTGTAATTCCTTATAGCCATGGTAAAAAGTTTTTCCTAATCCAGCATATTTACGCTTCATCATCTTTTCAATTCTAGCATCCTCCACCACATTCACAAACTGAGGTGGAATTACTACTTTCTCTAACCAGTTTTCATCGGGTGTAAAGAGTGCATGACCAACCTCATGTCCCACCAGAAGGTCGTATACGGTGTTGCTTGCCTTGTCCCACATGGGAAGAGTTAAGACACGGGTGTGGACGTTAAAGCAGGCAGTTTCGCATTGCTTGTGCTCCACAATCAAATCTTCGGTGGCAAGAAGTTTAGCGAGTTGGGATTTGATTTCGTGCTTAACTGTCATGCGTTTTTTATCGATGTCCCTATAATACCAAACCCCCACCTTGTGGCGGGGGTATTAGGTGACAGTTCTCCAATTGGTTGGTCTCGGTCAGACTAAAATTGTTCGACAAATACGTTTACATGTTGCTTGGTCGTCGCTACAATCGATTAAACATTCGTAGTAATCGTTGATTTGATCGCTCTCCTCTATTGTAGTTTCTAGAGTGTGACTAAGTTTTTTAAGACTCTTAGTCCAGTCTGCTAATTGATTAAATGATACTAGATTGTGCATGACATCCTCCTCATGAAAAAATAATATAGGGAGTTTAGTTCATTCATTTCTCCAATTCTATTACTA